AACATGTATCTCAGGGTTACACTTGACATTGATATCAGCTACGAAGAAGCAACTTTTATCAAAGAAACCTTTATGGAAACATATAGTTGCAGAGAAATAACACTTATTCCAAACAAAAACATCGAAGATATTACAACCGACCTTGACATTGAACAGTTTGAGAGTGTGGATCAGATTGTAAGCAACGAGATACAAGCAATCGACAGTGAACAGTTTAACAAAAAACTATTATTAGACATATATAACGAGCTAACATGATTAAGATACAAGACTTAACCGTAAAAAACTTTATGAGTGTGGGTAATGTTACCCAGGCTGTTGACTTTAACAAAGAACAACTAACACTTGTACTAGGAGAGAACTTAGACCAAGGCGGAGATGACACTGGATCACGTAATGGTACAGGTAAGACTACTATCATTAATGCATTAAGCTATGCATTGTATGGTACAGCTCTTACAAACATCAAACGCAACAACTTGATCAACAAAACTAACAGTAAAGGCATGCTAGTCACTCTTAACTTTAGTATAGGTGCTAACCAATACCGTATTGAGCGTGGTAGATCTCCAAATGTACTCAAGTTTTACGTAAACAATCACGAGCAGAAGGACGATTTACACGACGAATCACAAGGTGATAGCCGTAAAACACAAGAAGATATTAATAGTTTGCTTGATATGACTCACGACATGTTTAAACATGTGGTTGCACTCAATACTTACACAGAACCTTTCCTAAGTATGCGAGCAAACGATCAACGTGCTATTATTGAGCAGTTGTTAGGCATTACCATACTTACTGAGAAGGCAGATAACTTAAAAGAAAAAGTAAAACAAACAAAAGATGCCATTACAGAAGAAACATTAAAGATTAATGCCATTGAAGCTGCAAATAAAAAGATTGAACAGAGTATTGAAACACTTGCAGGCAGACAACGTGCTTGGCAAAGCAAAAGTAGGCAAGACCAAGGAAAACTAGCAACAGGCATCGAAGAATTAGAAAAACTAGACATTGAAGCTGAACTTGATGCGCATGAAAAACTAGCTAACTGGACTGAACACAACAATAAAATAACCTCTTTAAGGAAGGAGTTAAGCACACTCGAACCTGCACTACGGCGTGCCACTACTAGTGTTGAAAAGGTTAATAAAGACATCTTAGAATTAAAAGATGCAACATGTTATACCTGTGGACAAGAGCTACATGCAGACAAAAAAGCCGAGATTGAATCACGAAAAGTGCAAGAACTTGACGATGCAGTTGCATATCAAGGCGAAGTTTCAAGTAAACTGAGCACAACTATGCAGTTATTAGAAGAAATAGGCGATATCAACGGCAAGCCTACTACTTTTTACGAAAATGCAAAAGAAGCATACGAACATCGTAACAATGTAGACAATTTACGCAATACTTTGATAAGTAAACAGCAAGAAGAAGATCCTTATCAAACACAGATTGACGATTTAACAGAAACAGCACTACAAGTCATTGACTGGGAACCAGTTAATCAACTTACATTACTCAAAGAACACCAAGAGTTTTTGCTAAAACTGTTAACAAACAAAGACTCGTTCATTCGTAAAAAGATTATAGATCAAAACTTAGCGTACTTGAACAACAGGCTCACATACTATCTTGATAAACTAGGCTTACCACATCAAGTTCAGTTTCAAAATGATTTATCTACTGAGATTACTCAGTTAGGACAGGATTTAGACTTTGATAACTTGAGCAGAGGCGAACGTAACAGGCTAATACTAGGCATGAGCTGGGCATTTAGAGATGTTTGGGAGTCGTTGTACCAAGGTATCAACCTATTGTTTATTGACGAGCTCATTGATAGCGGTATGGATACTGCTGGTGTTGAATCAGCACTTGCTGTACTGAAGAAAATGGGCAGAGAACGTAGTAAAAATGTTTTCTTAATCTCACACAAAGACGAATTGATAGGTAGAGTTAACCATGTTATGAAAGTTATCAAAGAAAACGGCTTTACTAGTTACGAAAATGATATTGATATTATAGACTAATGAACGATACTCACGACCAGATAATGCAAGCCGTATTAAGTTACTTGAAGGCTAGTGAAACATTCGAAAGAAGACCAAGCGAAAGTACAAAACGTACTGCTCGAAGAGAACTAAGATTGCTGATCGGTTTAGCAAAGCAAAGACAAGACGAAATCATAAACAAATATGAAAGTCATATGATTGATTTACGTAGTAGGAGAGATAAATGAAAATAACTGTTGTAGGAAGTGGAACTGCTGGTAGTTTAACAAGTGCCTTCATAGCAAAAGAGTTTCCTAATGCAACAGTTGAAATGATACACAGTGAAAAAGTTGGTATCATAGGTGTTGGTGAGAGTATTACACCACATTTACCCGGAATGCTTGGCGGACTAGGTGTAGATGAAAAACGTTTTATGCGTGAAACAGATGCTGTGTTTAAATACGGCAACAGCATGGAAGACTGGACAGATACCGCAGACGGTCCTGATGTATTGAGAATGTTTTACTGGAGTAACGGATTAGAAAAAGAAAATACTTGGGAAAATGTTACAAGCACTTTCCCAAATGAAATAAAAACAACTGATGTTTGGTTAGATGTATTCAAGAATGGAAGTGCGCCCGACTTAGATGTGTATCATCATAATGCCGAAGGGTATCAATACTGCAAGGATTTAAAAATGCCATTTGATGACGATGGCAACTACTTATTACCTGCTACTGCAACATATGCTTATCATATTGACGCAGAAAAAACATCTCCATGGATTAGAAAAAATGTTTGTAGTGTATACGGTGTAATAGAAACAATAGCCCATGTTGAAAAAGTAAATACCAACGACGAAGGTATTACCAGTGTTATACTAGACAACGGACGTGAAGTTACTAGTGACATTTGGATAGACTGTACTGGACTGTCTCGAGTTTTAATCGGCGAACTTACAAAAGATATGCACACTTACCAAGCAAACAAAGTAAACAGTGCATGGGTATGTCCTATCAACTATGAAGACAAAGAGTCCGAGCAAGTTAACTACACTAGAAGTATTAGACGAGACATGGGTTGGCAGTTTAGTATTGCGTTAACTAATAGAATAGGTACCGGATTAGTTTACAGTGATGAATATTTTACAGACGAACAAGCATTAGAATATTGGCATAGTATTATTAAAGGAAGACAAATACGAGAGCCAAGAAAATTAAAATGGACGCCTGGAAGATTAAAAACTCCAAATGTAGGAAATACATTTGCTATTGGCATGGCAGCAGGATTTATTGATCCGTTAGAAGCCAATGCTGTTGTTAGTGCAATATCATGCATGAAAAGACTTGCATGGATGCTACAACGTGACTACGACAAAGATTACTATAATCGCAAAGTTACATACTACTTTGACGATATAGCAGACTTTACAGCAGTTCATTATACATTGAGTAGACGTGGCGATAATCATTTTTGGCAAGACATGAGACGTATTGGACGTGAACTTGATCATAAAGGACTTGTTAAGAAAAAATATTACGAACAAGCAAACTGCATGGATAGTGTTGTAGGTTATGTTACAGCATTTCCAGATGTAAACTGGTTAGATATTGCCAACAACTGGGTACAAGATTTAGATGATTGGCCTAGTAAGTCATCACCTGAACAACAGTCAGCATATATTCGCAGAGTACGTAATGAAAAGTTATTACACGAAATACATGCAAGTAATAATAAAAAATCGATTGACATGTTTATGAAAATGTATAATAATGTTAATGAATACAACAAAGGCTTAAACAAATGGCCAACTGATTACTTTAGTAAGATGTTTGGTCAACAATATATTAACAGGCACATCAACAACTCAAAAAAGACACAAGTATAATGTATAAAATATAAACACTATATGAGTTGGACATACAAAGGTAAACAGATAGAATCAATACCAGATGAGTACGAAGGATTTGTTTATCTTATTACTAACACTACTACAGGCCAAAAATATATAGGTAAAAAACTAGCAAAGTTTAAAACTACCAAGCCACCACTCAAAGGCAAGAAGAATAAACGTAGAGGCTACAAAGAAAGCGACTGGCAAACTTATTGGGGATCCAGTGATAGGCTTAATGCAGACGTAGCATCACTAGGCGAAGACAAGTTTACAAGAGAAATATTATACCTATGTAAAGGTAGGGGCGAAATGTCCTACATAGAGGCAAGAGAACAGTTTGACAGGCGTGTACTTGAAACAGATGAATACTACAACGGTATCATTAATGT